CAGTGTTGTCTCGAGGACATTGAATCACGCCAGTACAAATCAACGTTCATGGAGAACGTCTACTGTCAGATCTTCATATCAACGAGGCTTACTAACGCTACGCCGTATTTTCTTCGGCAATCGCAAAGTAAGTGGGAACTGGAAGCCTTATACAAGAATTTCTGTGTATGGCTATGTTAACCAGCCCCTCAACGGAGCGTCAACCATTTTCGGCCTTACAGGCTTTGGGGGTTTTCAGCCAGGTTTTCCTGACATCGGAGCATATCCCATTGAATACCATTCATCAAATGGTTTAAATGTGATCATGACTTTCGAGGGCCTACGTAAGTATGCCTACTATGTCTTAGACCACGCTGGTAGCTCTTTTACCACCTTTCGCAAAGATGCTGATGGACGTAATAATCATGCCGACATTGTCGGTTTGACTGTTACTTCAAACAGAATATCATATTCTGTTTCGGTTAGGCATAGAAATTTGCCAAATCACATCAACGGCCTCAATTTCTCCTACACTGTCAATATTTTTCTTGACGATGATGGAGTAATCACAGCTGCTTGCGATGGTATTCAACGTTATGAGGGTGTTGGTTACGCTTCTGGACTGAATAAGCTCCAGCCTCGATACAAACAGCATCTTAACGTGGTGTCGGATTTGCCGCATAATTATTTACGGCATGTTATCCTTCACTCCAAACATTCTATAGCTAAGGCAGCACCTGGCTTGAGTCATACTCAGTCAAAAGCCATAGGAAAAATGCTTACCGAAGTTTCAAGAAATCTTGAGTCTTTGGTAGAGAGTCCTGGAATTCCCGCTTTATTGACGGGACTTCTGTCATGGCCAGCTGAAGCGATAGAAAACTTCATCGGTGCACGCTCTCTTGTCACTAAATGCTATGTCGTCATCGAGGCTTTGTGTCGTGGAATTCTTACGTGGAAGTTTGCGTTAGAGCCAACCATGAAGTCAGCTAAGGACGCTATACTTAGTGCTAGGAAGATGCAGAGAAAATACGAGGCATCATTGTCTTACTCTTCTAGAGAAGAAGAATTCGACAGTTTGCCTGAGTCTCTCAAGAGATTTATTTTACTTGAGGGGATGGTTGATGACGATGTAGCCGAATATAAAATTACGCTGCATACTGAAACATCCATGCGCATCACGCTTGAGTTTTTGGCACGATATTTTGCGTCATTACTCGGTCTTGCGCGAAAGCACGGAATTGCCCCAGAACCAAAAATCCTGTGGCAACTTCAGCCGTGGTCGTTTGTCTTTGACTGGTTCATTCCTATGAGTCAGTATATCGACGACGCACAACAGTACTTCAATTCGTACTATACTCCGATATCGACACTTGGTCATAGTGTTTTTGTCGAAGTTATTACGAGCGACGGCTGGATCTATTCAATTTTCATCAGGTCCGATAATTCTACGGACCCTCTTGACCTGGTGCCTGAAGCTTGGAATAAATCTTCGGACATCCCACCTATAGCTATACCACTCTTCGTTATTACCCTTATGGGCATAGGCAAAAGACTTTTCTCATAATGAACGCAAGCGTTCATTGAGGAGAATCATTAGCCGTTTGTTCAGTAAGTTGATAACTTGGGTGTCTAGCCTCCAATACGTGCAATTGTGCACGTATCACAGTGCCAATCGGGAGCTTGATAGCCCCAGAAAGGGATCAGTATGGGAACAATTGCTTTTCCTTCAGATCCAGTCGTAAACGGTGCTGCGAGTATTCAATCGACGACTTTTGCAAACGTCGCGACTGACTACATGGTTATCTTGCATAGTGCTGCAAAGCGCTATTTACAGGGTAAGTTGGGGATTCGGTACTTCCCCGGCAAAGCTGCAGATGAGTATCAATTTCTCATTCGTGCTGACCTCACCGGTACCAATGCCAACCTGCGTGGCCTCTTCGGTGTTCGCACTCTGACCTATGTGGTCAATGCGCCTACCTTCGGTTTGACAATCGGGAGTTTAATTATTCCCGTGACAAACATCGAGATCGAGGTTACGTCATGGTACCCTTATCAATTGACTCTTTCCAATGGTTCTATCATAACTTTGTTTAAACAAGACAAAGCTATGAAGACTGTGACTCTGGACCCTGAAAATGGGAACGTATTCACAGATGTCGGGGAAACCCGCACACTTGAGGAAGTTGTCGGTATGATGCTTTTACGCGCCGCTGCTTCGGTTCCGGTGCTCACACCAGCGATGAAACTACTCGCTGGCGTTCACCCCTTGGCCTAATTAGCCATGGGCGTCTGGGAAGATCCTGTTCGTTACGTCGAAAGCATTCAATTCGCAATCGATATACCTAACAAGGGGGAAACTTATCACGCTATGATGGCGCTTGAGTCACTCCTGATCCTTCTGTACGACAACCCAACCTTGCAACAAAGCAAGAGAGATTTATACTATCGTGTTCGCAACCAGATGGCGAAAACAAAAGCCATCATGGACGAGCGCGGTTTTATTGCTCTTACCATGGAGTTGAATGAACTTGGCAGTGAGTTTTTGCGGTGTTTCACAATCCGCAACTCTACTATCTCTTTCGATAGTACTACAATGGCGTCATCGCCTATTTATTCGACGATACGCTTGTTAGACTGCAAGGAAAGCGACCACACCTATCTTGAAACTAATCAAGTCTTGATTAGATGGGTCTATACTTGGCATGTTTTCCTTGCCAAAGTACCAATTTCTCGCCCTGATTTGTTTGATTCAGCCACACAGGCTTGGATCTTACGTCAGATGGCTATAAATGCTTTCCCGTTTAACTACGGTGCAATTTGTGATGATTTAGCACAGTTGCGCTCAATCATCGGTTGGCTCATTGAAGTCGATGAGTTCGACCTACCAGGTAAACATGGCCCCGGTAGTACTGCCAGCAAGGCTAAGACGATTAAGGAGAAAAATGCTGTATTTAGGCATTCTATCCAATCATCTCAACTTACGCCCTACGCTGCTATCGAGGATGCGTTACCGCCTCTCGACGCCCCACCTGATGCAAGATACATCGAGGTGTTTAAAGACTGTAAATCTGTTCGGCCTATTACGGCAGAGGATGCTGCTATGCAATATAGTCAGCAATCGTTAAAAATGAAGTTGTATTACACAACTGATTTTTCTGACGACCTCCCGATACGTCACTTTGTGAAATACTCGGACCAGATGCGCAGTCGAGCTAGGACCCTCCTCGGGTCCAAATTTCGACGAGACGACTCCTCACCTGCCACTATTGACTTAAGCAACGCTTCAGACTATCTCAGTCTTGAGCTTGTAATCAATCTCTTCCAAGGCAATCTACTACACCAATTGTGTAGTGGTCGCTCATGGGGAGCTGATGTCAAAGGACAGCGCGTCGAGTTTGGGATGTATGCAGGGATGGGCTCTGCCCTAACTTTCCCTGTCCAAACTCTAGTCTTTTCTGCGATTGCCATCTTAGCGACTATTAAATCGCTACATGCCAAGGAGGACGAAAGTCCTTTCAATTTCGACCTTTGCAAGTCGGATTACTTGGACATGGATGGTTTCCGTCACGTATACAAAAAATACGGACGCTCAATCCAGATCTACGGTGATGATATCATCGTTCCAGAAATTGCCGTGTCTGAAACTATCCTTTTATTAGGAAAGTTAGGCCTACGCGTTAACGTTGCCAAATCCTTTAAAGGAGATGATGGCGTCCGCGAAAGTTGCGGCATGTTCGCCTTGGGTGGTGAGGATATTACACCACTGCGTTTTCGCATTCCTGTTGTAAATAACAACGGAAGCCTAGATTTCGCAGCCTATGAAGCGCTGCGCAGCCTTATAAACCGTAGTTTTTTCTATGGTTATAAGCACTTGTATCGCTTTCTTGTCCGGAAGCTGAAGACTACACCCTTGCTCGTTTCGAACAATGAGTATAAGCGTATTGCTTCTGTTATCGGTAAGAAACCGAATGAGCTTTTGCTGTCCGACTATATTCTTTTTGAAGAATATATCGGGGAGGAACATGAATACCTGGGGATTGTCTCTATGAGATCTCCTGTAAAAACTCATAAAGTGAGGACTTTTGAGGAGCTAGGGGGGAAATTCACACCCACTGGCGTGTCTAAGGTAGACGAAGATTCGACATCTGAGTTCTATCATTTGACATACGCATATACTAAAATGTATATCGACGATTCTCATAGTCAAGACCACGGGAGAATTCCGCGTGGTATACGTCTGGTGTTCGACAACGCCGTACTTAATCCTGTTAAAGGTTTAGGTGCGAGCTATATGGCTTGGAGATTGGCACCCAAGTTGGACAAGGGCTTCGAAACCTGAGTCTAGGAGTGTGA